TTTTATGGCTGGCTTCGCGTGTTGTGATTCAGAACATCACAACTCAGCGCGCCAGATGGTTGAGCACCAATTCTGTTACCAGCGAGACATCTGTTTGCGTGATGCCGAGCAGTTCGCGGGCTGGATAATCGACTTCGATGTTGCGACGGCGATTGACCTTGTCGCGCAGGCCGAACTGATGCACCTGAGCGATGCGCTGCACCTGGCCGGCAAAGGTGATGATGGCGGCATCCGGGCTGGTCTGCATCTTGAGGAACCGTGCAGTGCGTAGCTTGGCGAACATGCTGCGGCGGATGCTGCCGCGCTTGCTGCGAAAGGTTTGCGGTTTACGCGGAGCGAACGGGCTGCCGTCCGGATTGTGTTGAGAGGCGATGCGCTTGGCCTGATTTGAACGGACGCCGGTGGCGATCTGTCGCGCTAGCTGGCGACGCGCGGCAGGTTGCAGATTGGTGATCAGTGCAGTGCACCAGGCATCCAGTGCGGCGAGTTCGCTCATGGCTGATTGACGCTGATGCCCGCGACCAGTAGATCCCATCCGGTTGGACCATCGAGATCGGGCAGGGCAGGTTCGTCTGGCTGCGTGGCCGTGTAGCTACCGGTCGGGCTGACAGTGACGATCACACGTTCGGTTAGTTCGATCAGGATGGACAGATCGACCGTATCGGAATCGATGATCTCGGCCTCGAAACGGATGGCGGTTTCTTGCTTGTCAGGGTTTTGCAGAATGTCCGGCTGATTGACCTGCAGCCATGCCAACAATGGGATGATCAGATCGTTGGTATCGGCAATGAAATCGGTGGCGATCAGGTTGAGTGTATAGCGGTACTCAAACGACATCCCACCGAGGCAGCTGACGATGTTGCCTTTCTCGACGAAAAGATGCAGGTTCTGCGGATCCGCCTTGAGGCTCGGCACGCAGGCTTCGAGGTGACGGCGCAGGGAGTCTGGCTTTTTCATGTTTTATCCTTCTCGATATGGATGGTGATGCCGGCCTTGTGTTTGATGAATTCAAAGACAAAATCGAGAATCGTTGCGCCGCCTATGCCAGATAGTAGGCTCAGGCCGAACAGCGCGGGTAAATTATCCTTGAAGGCGCTATATCCCATCAGCGCGATGATCATGCCGATGAAGCCTGAGTTGAGCATCGCTGCCATGACGATGCGCAGGTTCAAATCGCCACCCGCACGCAGTTGCGAGGCGAGACCGGCAAATGAGGCGCCTAAAAAAGCGAGGATGGCGATGAGCCACGGATCATGCGAAACATCCCTGAAAAAATCGACCAGCCGTTCAGGCATCACTTGATGCTCCTATCGCTGACAATCACCGCCTGGCACGCGTCAAGTTGTCTCACCACGTCGTCGGCATCGGCGGTAAGGTCGAAAAGAAATTCAGCAGCCGTTCCTGAAAGTTCGCCCGGCGTACCACCATCACCTCCGCTGGGGGCGGTGGTAGTTGCGCCGCCCTGACTTCCAGCGGGATGTGCGCTGCGGGTACCGGGGTCGCGCAAGCTGAAAACGCCAGCGCGATAGCTGGCAATAAGAGCAGCCGTTTTACGTTTCGCATCTTGTCTCTCCCCCTCTAAAATTTTGGTAATGTCAGCCTGATTCTGCGCGTAGATACGTTCTTTGCGGCGCGCCTCGTCGTTCAATTCGGTAATCTTCACGTTCGCCGCTTTCAAAACCTTGTTGTCCGCTGCAGCCCACTCGGCAAGCACCTGCGTCTGGCCTGTCTCGTTCTGCCATGCGCCCACCGCCACCAGGCTGGCGATCCACAGCAACACCACGCCCACTATCGCCCGGGGATTCATAATGTGAACTCCTTTTCAGTCCAGTCTGGTAAATCAACCGTTTCCCCCGCTAAATCATGGGTAGAGTCTGATAAAAACTGAATACGACCATCAGTGACATAACTATGACAGCGCCTTTCAGCACGCCACTCTTTAAATCGTTCTTCTGCGTCTGGATTGGCGGGATATGTGACAAGTACCGATGGCGTGAAGGTTGGTTTTTCTGCATCGCCGTTCCATCCCCATGCATGCGATCCGTTTATCGAAACCCCATGTACCCCATTACATCCGGGACATCTAAAATGCAGAAACTTGACCCCATCTCCATCTATAGCATCACGTAATTTTGAGGATTGTTGACTCATATCATCGCCCACTGTTCCCGGTATTTTTCAGGGCGTATCAGCACGGCGTAGCGCACGTGTTCACGGTTGATGTCGCAGGCGGTCCGGTTGCCGTACAGCGGCTTGCGGGATTTCAGACAGTGATGCTCGACATGCCCAAACCAACGCCCGGCATCGCATCCTGCCGACATCGCGCAGGCGCGCCGTTCTTTTTGCACGCCTGACACGCCGCCGTTGTATCCGGCATCACCAAACGCCAGCATGTCGGGCGCAGCGCGGAAGGAGCGGGCAGCGTCGCGACTCATCAGCACAATCGCGCGCAATTGCAGCTCGGGGCGCTCATACACGTTATCCCACGACCACCCTGCTAATTCAGTGCGGTATTGATTGCGCAACCCAGACAGCGAATCAAACCGCAGCGACCCATTCGCACGATAAGCCCGGGTGATCTGCCCCATGCCGGCGCCTTCCTCACGGCTGGTTTTGAGTTTGGCGGATGGATTCCAGCAGCCGCGAGACTTGAGTGTGATGCAGGATTCCTGCTCGACCAGGCCTGCCAACAGCACCGCATCCGGATGGTCTGCCCAGTAGTTCTGCTGTTCGGCCTTCAGTACCTGGCCGTATTTCATGAAACCATCAGGTAATTCGACGGCCTGAGCACGCGGCGCGAACACCATCATCAGCCCGACGAACACGATAGCTAGCGCGATCAGTGCCAGACCGGCACCGATGGAGCCTTCTCCGGCCTTTTTTACCAGTGTGCGTTTATCAGCATCGGGATAGTCGAATAGTGCCTTGTGCGCCCAGAATGCAGCTGCTACCGCCCACACGCCCTGCACCAGCGACAATCCGCCGAGCGCTGTGGATAAGCCGTGATCAGGGTCTGACCAGAGCGACAAGCCGAAGGCTATCAATGCTCCGCCGACTAAGAATAGTGATCGATGCCGTGGATATTTCATGATTACTCCCAAAGTTGAATGAGTGGTTTGACATTTTTAGACTGGACGTTTTCAGGTAGCTCGATCTGTGTGCCCATCGGCAATACTGAGCCCAGTGCTGCCACGCCTGAATTCAACGCCAACGCTTGTTCGGTGATGCCTGTGGTACTGCCCAGGTGGCGCTGGCAGAGCGCGTCAACAGTGTCCCCTTGCATCGCAGTGACTATCATCAGATCAACTCCACTACGGTGCGCCCGACGCCGAGGATGTCGCTGATCGCCCAGCGTGCATCCCGGCGCAGGTCGTCAATCGGGGTATCAAGCTGATCCGCCTTTTTATTGCCGGCAGCGGTGGTGTCAAAGTCACGGTAGCGCTCGATCAGTGATGCTTTTGCCAGACAGGCGACGGCGCGACGGTAGCGATGGACATTGATAGAGGTGTCGTCTATCTCTTCGGCAGGGACTTCTTCCAGTGTAGTGTGACCGGCAGCAATTTGTATCTCGCGCCAGGTCGTGAGTTGCGTATTCACTGTCGCAATCGCTTCGATCAGCGCATCCCGCAGGCGTTCAGGTGTGACGGTGCTGTCTATTTTTTGCGCGACGCGCATCTTCGCCGGATCAATTTCCGGCCAGAACGCTCCGCTCCAGAACTGGCCGTTACTGATCGGCTGCTCGGGTGTGGTAGGTAACTCTGATTTTGAGATGAGTGACATATTTGTCCCCTAAAACAATAAACACATGCGATGTGATGGAAAAGCTGCAACCGAGCCGTTATATGATCCACAACGCAGCCTGAGCGGCACCAGCCAATGACAGCGCTTCAGTAAGATCATCCGCTGTTGTAACAACAGTTGCATTGTTTGATAAAACCCAAACGATAGACGGAACTGGTACTTGAGGCTGAAAGTTCAGCGCAATGATCGCCCTCGCCATTCTGGTCTGGCTTTCCTCATCGCCATTGAATGTATTTCCATGCGACGTTGTAACCAGAATTGACTCTACGGCGGTCTGGCGAGCCGCTTTGGCTTCGGCTCTTACTGCTAACGACAACGGAAACTGCGTTACAGGAATTGTGCCCGCTGTATCTTCCCAATACTCTGTGCGATCTTCCTCTTTTAGGGAAAACGGGTTCCATGTCGGTGACGACATGAATAATTTAACAAATGTTTCTGGTCGTGGCGGACGGAAATAGCCCGCTACAGGGTCAGCTACAGAGTAAATTAGTGCGCTATACATTGGCATTATTGCCTCCGATTTGTAAAGTTGACGCTACTGGAATAAGAGACAGCCCCATTGATAAAGATGTTGCTTTTCCAATAACATCCATTAGGCTTTGAATGTGCGGGATGATGTGCGTAATAAAATCTGGATGTTGCCGCATCGTCGCCAATTGTTCGGCTGGAATCGCGCCGTGCGAGAAAATATAATCCTCAGCGCGGGATTGAAGCTCAAGCCTCCACTCTTCGCGCTGACACGCCTCACTTGCTTCTAGCACAGACATGTCCGAGAACTGGCGTAGCGGCTCTAACTCCAACATTAAAAGAGTTATCGTATTAAGCTCATCCTTCGCAGCTTTGGCATTCATCTCCCATACATGCAGCGAAGCATCCTGCTCAAGCATGTCAGCTTTAGCTCTAATTACGTCTGATTGTTTCGATGCAGGATTCTCGATTATCTCAACTGCATCTATATGTGCAGCTTCGCGCCGCATCCGTTGTATTTCAATATGTGCAACTTTGACCTCCATATCTACCCTCTGGCAGTACAACGCACACCATGCACCGTCGGCTGTTTTGCAGCTTCCAGCAATAAAGTGGCGAAGCTGAAAATCAGTGTTACTTCTATGTGGTTTTGCGTTCATGTATTCACTCCAGAAATCCCATTTGATGTTGCACACCCGCCATACGAGGCCACACTAGCTGATGTTGCGGCTGTAACAACATCAGTGGGGTAGGTGTATTTGTCGCGCGTTGCGACCGTCCCCCCTGCAAAACCTAGCGCAAATATTCCGACACCTGAATTACCCGTTGCACTCATAAGATATGCCGCAGCACTTGACGCTGTAGCCGCTGTTACGGCGTCAGTGGCGTAGGTGTACTTGTCCACCGTCGCTGACGTTGTATAAGAAGCGTCAGTGCCAAATGCAAATAAACCAAATATTGAGTTCCCTGCGGCGGTTCCGTACTGGTTGCCAGCACTAGCTGCCGTTGCTGATGTGACAACGTCGGTGGCATAAGTGTATTTATCTCTGACGTTAGAAGGTGCGCTAGTTAAACCAGGAGCAAAAATACCGACAGTTGCGGTGCCCGTTGCGCTCCCTCTCTCTCCTGCAACGCTAGCTGCCGTTGCTGATGTGACAACATCAGTGGCATAAGTGTATTTTTCACGTCCGGAGGATGCAGAGACAGCACCAGTCATAAACAGCCCGAAGTTTGAATTTCCTGTAGCCGCTCGTTTACTGCACGCAATACCACTCGCTGTTGCTGTGGTAACAGCATCAGAGGAATAGGTGTATTTATTTCGCGTTGTTGTGCTGCTTCCTAATGCGAATATTCCGAGCACTGAGTTGCCCGCTGCTGATCCTGTAATCGATGTCGAGCTTGACGCTGTAGCCGCTGTTACGGCGTCAGTAGCATATGTGTACTTGTCTCTCGTATTAAGGCTGGACCCTAATGCAAATATTCCAAATGTTCCATCAGGCAATGCTTGTACCCAAGAGATGACGCCTAAACTGAACATCATGCTATCAACGCCCCTATAAGAAGCCATGTGTCAGTATCCTGTTTTACCAAAGACACACCAACATTTTTATCTGCGATGCTTTTATTTCCTCCAACAGAGTTTATCGTTACACCGGCACCGCCAAAAGTCACTTTACCTACACCAAGTTGTATGGAATCTATCTGAGCACCCACAGGGAATGCTACGGATGCGTTGGTTGGAATTGAAACGCTGATGGCTGACGCGTTATTGAAGGTGATCATCGGATATGCCCCGGTTTGGCTGCCATCCGCAAGAACAAAAGTGTAGGCAGTTCCAGTTTGCGCGTTAATTGTGCGCGTTGTGAAAACAATACCATCCGCACCAGTTGCGCCAGCTGCACCCGTCGCACCGGTGGGGCCGATCAGTGAAGTACCAGCTGGCCATGCGCCGGCGGCCTTCGGGCC